TCTCCATAACATCGAATAAATACATATCCGCAAAACTAATTGTTATAACCTTTGATGACATTTCAACATTCGTCAAAGTGACCCACGGCGCGTATGTGTCGAATAAATTTACAATAATGTTGCCGATTTGTGCTGCGGTGTACGACTTTGTGACAATAATTTTTTGCGTTCGGCTCGTGTAGCTTGCGCCCTCCAACATGACGGTTTTAACGATTGAGTTCATTGTTTTGGGCGGCTTAATCACCCAACCTCGGAACTTGTAATCGTCCTGTTCGATAATCACATCAGAGCCAACCGGGTACTTGTCAACAATGCCACTTTCAAAATCGGGCAAAACAAGCGAAAACGAGCTTGATTTGTCTGTAACGCTTTGCGTGACGGTGCAGGAATCGAAAACATATATTTCGTCCTGTGTGCCGCCGGGCGGTGTGATATAGATTTTCGTCCCCATTAATAATCACCGCCTGACGCTAACCCGTAACCGCCCGCCACTTTTTGGCTGATGATTTCGGCAAACTCGTTCATTCCGTTCGACCCGACAACCGTCCCGCTGAAATTAATCACCAAACCGCGCGGAGCAATCGCCCCGCCGCTGTTCGCATAGGGGTTTTCAGACTTCGGCACAATCATTTCGCCCTGATGGACGATGGCGTGCATATCGTACGGAACATAACGCGACCCGATGTCAAATCCTCTTAAATCCTTATTGAGTTTTGCTAAAATATCAGCTTGCGTAACCGAAGATACCTGACCTGCCTGGCTTGTTGTATTATAAGTTGTTGTTTGCCCGGCAAGCGGATTCTTTGCGACCTGAAAAGTGTAGACACCGTTGTAATCAATGCCTTTAACAGTTTTGCTCAGCGCGTTTTTTTGTATTTCTGTCAATGCGAAATCGTAACTGTCTGCAAGCTGTTTCCCTGTAAATGCGGCTGTTATTCCGTCAGCAATACCTTTTACAAGTGCTTTCCCAATTTCCCAACCGCAAGACAGTATTTTTTGTACATTTTCCGGTTTCAACAGCTCAACTGTGAGGCCTTCGATAATTTGTACAGCTCCAACAACCAAAGGTGTCAAATTATTCACAAGTCCATCCGTTAATACTTGTATCAGTTTAATTGCTGTATTAACAATTTTTTCTGTGTTTTCCGGTTTCGCCAACTCTTGCACAATTGTTGTTATTATTTGAAAAATAGCCGGGATAATTAAGTAGAGGGATTCGATAATCCCGTTGCCAAGCGATGAAATACAAGCAATTGCAGCATCAATCAGCCTTGCCAGTGTGTCCGGCTGTGTTATAAACGCGATAAATGATACTACAGTATTAACTGCGGCGTCTATCAATTGCGGCGCGTATTGTATTAACCCGTCTGCCAAAGTGTTGATAATTTCACCAGCAGCCGACAAGAATTTCGGCAGATTTTCGCCAATCGCGTCAACCGCAACATCAATGGTAGCGTTTAGCTCGTCAAAAAATATTGAATAATCCTTTTTTTCACGAGCCGTTGTAAACGCTGACAACAGGTTTTGTGTCATGCCTAAAAACTCGGTTAATGCGGGCATCATAATTGCCGTTAATGTCGCCGCCGTGCCTCTGAAGCCAATCTTTAACGCTTCTAAATTGTCACCGAAATTGTCAAGTGCGGTCAATGCTTCTTCCGATACCACCGCGCCCATGTTGTGTGCTTCTTCTGATAGTTCTTTAAGCCTGTCGCCGCCTGCTTTAATGAGCGGATTAAGCTCCATCGCAGATTTACCCATTACCGTCATAGCCAAAGCGTCGCGCAATGTTTCGTCTTTTGTATTTTTTAACGCGTTAAAAACATCAGCCTGCACATCTTCTGCATCACGCAGATTACCGTTTGAGTCTTTAAGTGATACATTTAATTTTTTGAACGCATCCGCTTGAGCGCCTGTTCCGTCAGAAGCGGAATACATTGCTTTTGTCAGCTTTATTTGTGAATTTAATATAACTTCTGCGTCTACATCAAGTAATTTGCCCGCATAGGTCAATTCCTGCACGCGGTCAGTTGTCACGCTGTAAACATCAGCTTGCGTTTTAACGCTATCGGCAAGTTCGATGCTTTGCTTTGTCAAGTCTGCAATTTTAGAAACAGCCACAACCGCCGCCGCCGATATTGCCGCAATGCCGCCCGCCGCCAGTACTGCGCCAACTTTCAAACCGCCGCCAAGCACACCGCCGACTTTTGACGCGGCATTATGCAACGCTTCAAGGTGGTTTTTAAGCTGACCGCTTTCTTTTTCTTGGCTTTGCATTGCGTCTGTGGTCTGTTCAAGCTGTTTTTCAAGGCTATTAACTTCGCCCTGTGCGTTGTTATATTCAACGGTTAATTTGTTCACGGAATTTTTGTTTTTAACGACTTCATTTTCCGTCTGCTTGTACTGCGATTCAAGGCTTTTCAGTTTTGTTTCAAGTTGTTTGCTTTCTTCGCTGTTTTTCCCCGTCTGCTCAACGCTGTCTTTGTATTCTTTTGTAGTCTTTTCAACCGCATCTTTTAAGCGGAGCATTTCGTCTGCGGATTTGTCGAGTTTGGATTGTTGCTTTCCGAGTTCGTCCGAATACGCCGACACAATGTCCTTTTGTATTTTGATTTTATCAGTCAGCGCGGAGGCATTGTTTTTAAGAGCGTCAAGATTGCCACCCCAATCTTTGACACCCGCAACGCTCGCTTTGAATCCGCTGTCAACAACCTTTAACGATTGTTGCAAGTCGGATATGCCTTGCTTAAAATTTCCGTTGTCAAGGGCAAGTTTAACTGCTAAATCCTTGTTTGCCATGTTGCCCCCCTAAAAAACTTTATCTATTGTGACGCCCTTTTTCTCGTTTTGCTCTTTAACCATGTACGCCAAAAGTTCAAGCCAGTACAAAAAGTCGCACTCGTCTACTTCGGTCATGCTCCAACCCGCTCTTATACGGTCAATGTAAAACTCTTTCATCCAGTCGGAATAGGTGATTATTTTACCTACTCCGTTTGACCGTTTGGGATTGCACCGAGTTTCGCGTCAACGCCTTTCAGTACAGCCGTCAAGCATTCCAAAACAGTTGGCATAAGCTCTTTAAATGTCAGACCGTCAAGCAGTTCGTCCTCTGTAAATTGTTTCCCAAATAGGTCAACGACAAACAGAATCATTCGCTTTGCCGTGTCAAAATCAATATCCTCGACTTTTTCAAGGTTTAGTTTGTCCCTCAGTTCAAACGCCACCATTGCCGCGCGTCCCTTTAATACAGGACAAATATATGTTTTTCGCTCTGTCTTTTCTGTGCCATCGTCATTAAATCCGACTGGTTTGTTAAGTGTTAAAGTTATCACTTATGATAACCCCTTTCTTTTTAACTTGTGGGGCTGTACGGTTTGACGCACAGCCCCGTTTTGTTTACTCCGCGATCGTGAAATTGAACACATTGTTTGCCGCAAGCGCAACGCCCGTTGCAGATTTGCACCCGGTTGTCGCGATTGCAAGGTAAGCCGCGCCCGCTGTAAGTGCATCCGCCGGATTCACCGTGACAATCTTGTTGGTGTTGTCGTAGCTGATTACAGCCGAAACAGCCGTGCCGTCTGCCTTAATGACAAAAATGTTATTCGCTGTGAATGTGGTTACATCCATCGCCTTATTAAAGGTCAGCACGATGTTGTCGGTTGCCACAACCTCAGTTGCCGCGTCAGCCGGGACACAGGTCACTGTCGGAGCGACTGCATCTGCGCTCGGAACTATAACCGCGCCGAACCATGCCGCGTCGGTGGAAATGGAGAAATTTGCGTCTGTCGAATCGACATGATACTCCCAAAACCCGTTGTTGATTGTCGGTTGGAAGAAAGCGGAAAGCGCCGGCACTTGAAATTCCGTTTTGCCTTCTTCTTGTTTATTCGATTCCGCCGGGAGCATGAATTGTCCCTTGTAAATAACGCCATACCGTGTGCCACCGTCAATAGTCGCTTTGTAAAGGATAGCCACATCGGGTGATGTGTCGTCGCTTGTCGCGTACACACCGCCCTCAGTTGCTGTGTTTGAGCCGAGCAATGCCGCCCTCTGTACGCTTGTCAGATCAGCAAGCGCAATGGCAACATCCGCGCCCTCCGTTTTGTTTTTCTGCCGCCAAATCTTGTTCTCGCCATATTGACGGGTATTGTTGACTTTCGGTGTGATGTCGAGCGATTGAACGCCAGGCATATATACAGGCGTCCCAAATGTCAACGCGTCTGCTGTGTCTGCCGTTACCAATGCATAATAGCATTTTGATATTCCGGTTACTGCCGCCATGTTTATTTCCTCCTTAATGTGTGATGTTCATTGATATTGCTTTGTGATACAGATTTGTGTCATTTTCAAATAGGTCTTGAGCCTCGTACCCGACAAACCCCGCCGCTTTCATTGCAGTTTTGACAAGTGCCGCCGTAGCGTCCGGGTTGGTTTTGGAATAAATGTCAATCTGCACATAATAGCCAGTTTTGGTTTCAAGGTTTTCGGCATACCGTTCCGTCTGTTCGTTGTAGCAAAAGAAAGTGATGTATGTCGGTTTTTCTTTCCCGGTGTAGTTCATGAACTCAACCGGAATACCCGAATTGATAATGCTTGCTAATGCTGTTTTAATCGCCGCTTTATAGTTCAGATTCATGTCACTTTCTCCACGCCTTATTTGCGCCGTTCAACACTGTTTCCTCGATAACCTTGACCTGTTCATTGTATGTTCGCACCCTTGCCGGACGGAGAAACGGGTGCGCCGGTGCTCTGCTTGTTCCGAGTTCGATTAAGTGCGCGTGTGGCGCTGTCGCTTTGACGCTGATTGACTTACGCCCATTTTTCTTTTTGACTTTGCCTTTTTTTAGGCTGTTGATTAAGTTCCCTGTGCCGCCATCCGCAGGCGCTTTGTTGAAATACTTGTTGCCCTTGTGGTGTGCAGTCGGTTCGCGCAGTATCTTTTTCGCCTCTGCTAAAACTAAATCAGCAGCCTTGTCAAGTGCTTCGTCCTCGGACTTGTCAACATCAATTTCAATATTTGTAAACGATTGCAAAAGTTCGCCAAGTCCTGACAGTTCAATCTCTGCGGGCATAATCACACCGCCTTGTCTGAGCAAACCAAACCCGTCATGTCCCCATTAGCGTAAAATGTTCTTGATACTTTGTAGCTTGCCCCGTTGTATAGGATTTCGGTCTGTCCGTTGTAATCCTCTGTGCGTACCATGAACACCTGCGTCAATTCGATTCCGGCTTGGCTTGCTGTGTAAAATTCTTTCTGTGACGGCAATCTCTTGTCGCTCCATATTTCCGTGTCGGTGTAAACCTCAACGGGCATAGCGTTTGCGTCTGTCGTTACCGTCACATCCCGTAGTGTTATGCGGTCGGAGAAGTACAATAGTATTCCCTCCTCCTTAATTCGTCGCGTTGCAACATATAATCGTCTTTGTTCTTTGCGGATTCGTCCGAGCCAAGCCCGAACTTCCACCGCGCAAACGAGCGAACCGCGCCAAGAATCACCGCGTCTGTTTCATCGTTTGCAAACTCTGTTGCAACGCCCAAAGAAATCAAGTCAAGGCGGCATTCTTCGATGATGTCAATCAGTTCCGCTTCGATTTCGTCCGAGCGATTCACACGAACCGCCCGAATAATCTTTAACAAATAATCTTCAGATACCGCCATGACTGTCAACTCCTTTATACGAATAAGTAAATGTCGACCGGCGTTCCCGCAAGCGATGCCGCAGGGTCAAGTGTGTTGCTTTCAATCGCCGTGGTGCTTGTGGTGACGGTTGCCGCTGTGTCAATCGTGTTGTTGACGCAAGTCATAACAACGCTTTTTTCAGTCAGCAGATACGGCAAGCCGATAATGTCACCGAATCCGATTGATACGGTCGCCCTTGAAGCCGTTGTGGCGGATGCTCCATCATGCGGCGGGAAGCTGATTGATGTCACTGTTTTAAATGCTTTCGCGCCTACAACGGTGGTTGCCGTGTTGTCCGTAAAGGTCGGAAGGGTTTCATTAATCGCGACATCCTGCATATTCGTTCCATATACAATAACCTGTCCCGCCTTGATGTCGCCGGCAGTCCCGCCGCTTGTTGCGGTTATATTGCGCGGATAAGGCGGGTTTGTGATGCCGCTTGTTACCACATCAGCCGCCGCAGTTATGCCACCGGCAAATTCAACCGCCGCCGCTTCGCCCGTTGCCACAGCCGCAGTGTCCCAGTTCCCGCCCGCCGCGCAGGTGAACGCCGAAACATCAATGGTCGCGCCTTCCGGTCCGACTGTTGCCAAAGTCTGCACCGCTGTTTGAATGCTTGATGCAGTGTTATTGTTCGCCGTGGTTTTCGCCAGTGCGATGTTGATAGTGTATGTCGCATCGGTCTTTGTCACAGCGAGCGTGTCATTTCCTGCCGTAGTCAAAAGGATTTTTAACACATTGGCAGTCGCGCCAAGTGCCACGGGTGCGGTTGTAGTCAGTATATCGGTTACTGCCGAAGCCGCTTTGACAACGCAGGTTGCCGAGTTCTGCGGGTGTGTGTTCAAATACGCCGCGTGTACCGCTGTGGTGGATGCCGCAACAGCCTGTGCCGCGTCAAGTTCAATATGCGCTACTCTTGACTCTGCCGCCGTTACACCGTAACAGTCGGTAGACAACGCGCCCGGAAATCTTGAGTTTCCCATAGTTGTTACCTCCTTGTTATTTCGGTTACATTAACCGGCAGTCAGAACATTCGCGCCCTTGACAACAGCCGTTGCGTCTTTGATGTCGCAGTCAAACAGTGCCACGCCGCGATAATCGACACGATTATAAGCAAAGCCGCTTTCGGTGGATATTGCAAGCTCAATGCCTTTTTGCAGATTGGCAAGCATAAGAGATTTGTAATCGCCAAAGAAGATGTCGCCCGCATTGACTTGGTCGTCCCACATGACCGGGAAGCCGAGCAGATACCATGTGCCACCGTTCTGCTCCAAAATCCTGTATTTGCTGTCGTCCTGAACCGGGAAAATAGAATTCCAAAATGTGGAAGCGTTCATCAGCCATTTGGCGTTCTGCTGATAGCCGCCACCGAGTAATCCAACCTGCTCAACCAGTTCTGCCGGAAGCGGAGCCGCGCCAGCCCATTGAACCGCAGTTGAAGTGTCAGTCCATGTGCGGGCGTAGTCAATGCCTTTTGGCATAGACGAGCCAGTGCCAAGAATCAGGTAGTAATTGATTTTCCGCGCCACTTTCTTTGTGATTTGAGATACCACAAAAGATTCAAACGCGTCAACGGTCATTGCGCGAACGGTTGCGGAAAGAGAAAAGAATTTGATGATTTCATAGCCGCCGAGCGTGATGCTTGTCACGGTGTCAGCCGCAGAACTCAACAGGCTGTTTTCGGTGTGAATTGCCGCATTTGCGTTTGCGTTTTCGATTGCCATTGTGAAGCCGCCCGGCACATTGACGAGTTCAATTTCGGACAGTAACGGTGCTTCCTGTGTCAGCTTTTCAACGATGCGATTCGCCGTGATAGTCGGCATTGCGCCGGCAACCTGCGATAAGATGATTTCGCCTTCGCGTTTCTCGATATCGGTCAGATTGCCCTGCAAGTTCCGCAGGAAAAGGGTTCTGTATTCCGGTGATTCGATTCCATAGGTTTTAACTTCTTCCATTTTTCTGTCCTCCGTTTTTTCAAGTATTTTTGTGTTCTGCTGTGTTCCCGCCGTGATGTTCAAAGCGGTCTGTTTGCGGGTTTCAAGCTCTTCCAGTTCCTGTTTGCGCTCGATTAGTGCGGTCTTTTCGGTTGTTGCCGCTTCTATTGTTGCAACATCTGTGGCTTCCCTGACCTCTACATCAAGCGCGGCAAGTCTTTCATTGACTTGTTCAAGGTTCATTTCTTCAAGATTCACTTTGTTTTCCTCCCATATAAAAATATTTCGCCTTTGCCAGTTCCAGCGCCGCCCGTGCCTCTGCCCGTTCCTTTTCAGCCTCCGCCTCGAAGAATGACCGCGCCATAATTGATGTACTATCATAAGCGGGTATTGAAACAGCCGCGACATCGTATAGCCGCTTAATGCCGTTTATACTCCGCAGATGGTTTTTCTGCTCATAGGTTTCGTCTGATACGGTAAACGCAAAAGACATTTTCTGAATATACCCGCCTTTGATTTCCTCGTACAGTTCACGCCCCGCTGCCGTTCCACTTAAATCGGCGCGGATAAACAAGCCTTTTTGGTCTACTAAAAGCGTGAGTGTGCCGTTCTTTGTCCTTGCAACAGGCTTGCCCTCGTGGTCAAAGTTCATAATCACATCGGACATTTGCGCCGATTGAAACGCATTGCGGGAGATAACCTCTTTGTATTGGATTCCGTCAATCTCATACATTACTTCGGGCGTGTCGAATGTTGCCGCGTAGCCCTCAACAAAGTTTTCGCCTTCGCCTGCGCGGATTTCAAACGGTCTGTATAGTCTGTCATTCGTTATCATTTTCGTCCTCCTTATCGTCAACGCTTTTTGCGGTCTGCGTGGTCGGTGCGGTGTCAAGTCTGCGGATTGGCATATTGCCCCCGTCTATCGGCGCAAGGTTCAGACACATTCGCCATTCGTTTGGTGTCATAGCGCCACGGTCAACCATTGCGACAAGCGCCAATTTGTCTTTCATGCTCATATATGCCATGCGGTTTGATTCAAATATAACCTCAAAATTGCGGGATTTCTGCGCCCGTGTCGGTATTTTATTGGATAGTTCAAGGCTTAACGCCAACAGCCATGTTTCAATTTTAGCCTCGTAGAATGCTTCTCGCTCGTCCGCTGTCGCTTTGCACATAATCAAATCATCGGACACGCCGTAGTATCTATGAATGTTTTTGCGTAAATCCTCAACGGTTTTATAATTCGCCAAGTGCGGTGTTAGATTAACTTCTTTAAAATCTGTCGTAGAGTCAAGCGCGGCAAACCCGCTTGTATTTGATGCTGATAAAAAGTTTGTTTCAAAATCGTTTTTGAATTTTTGCAGGTCATCGTCTTTTAACA